CAGGCTGCGAGCGCGCCAGCGCGATGAACTCCCACACCGGATGCTTCGGCGACGGCACGACGCCTGGCGAGAAATCGTACATCGGCTGCAGCACGAAGATGATGCGCCGCGACGCGAAACGCACGCCGGTCGACGCCTGACCACCGCGCCGCGACGGCATGCGGCGGATACTCGCGGTCATCTTCTTGAACAGCTCGCCCCACTCGCTCTTGGCATTGCCCGACAGCGCCGCGAGCACCTGCGCCGACACCACGTCGCACGCCCATTCCATGCCCATGTCGGTCGCCGCGAACTTGATCGTCAATGGCGAAAGCGGATCGCCCGGGGTCGAGCGCACCGCGCCTGCAATGCCGATTTCGATGGCGAGCGACAGCGACCGGTTCTCGCCAGAGTAAATCTCGCCGACTCCCATGACCGGCACAACGTCGTCCTGGTCGGTGTAGCAGACGATGTATGGTTTCGCGGGACCGCCATAAACCGCCTGCGCCAGAGGCGTTAGATCGCTGTCGTAAACTCTCTCCTCGCACCAAGTTTGATCGCGTAATGCACCCACCGCACAAGCGCGTAGGACCGCTCGAAGAAGACTCATGGTGGTCGCGCCCAGGTCTCTTGCTCAGGGACCCAGCCGGGCCCTTGCTGCAGCCGGGCCAGCATCACCTGATAGCGCTTGGTCGCCGACGGATTGACCTTCAAGATTGTATGCCACTGCTGGTTCGGCAACTGGTCTGGCAAGAAGACTCGGTCGTAGGCGTGCCAGTTGGCGGGATCACCCATGTTTTGCTCGGTGATTTCAACCCACTCCTGCGCAACCTGCGTCTGCACGGTAACGCCCGGCGCCATCACATCACCGGTCGCAGAGCCGGACGTGCGATAAACACCGACCGTGATGACAACCGCCCGCGCCGGGTCCTGTGTGCCCTCGTCGGAAACACGCTGGCCGCCACTCCACGGAATCAAATGCACCGGCTCGGCGAACTGATCGTCGACGATACCGTCCATCCATCCCTGCAGGATGCGCCAGTCGAGCATCACACCACCATGATGGGAATCACATTTCGATTGCGAAGCAACAAATAGAGCTGTCCGTAAGACGTCATCGACAGCATTTCCTCGCCCGAGCCAGCGAGGCCCGCTTGCACACCGAAATTCAACCTGCGCCCAAACGCGACCGAGCGCTCGCCGAAGGTAATGCTCGACATGTAGAGATCGGCGGTGCCGATGCCGTTCGCCGAGTTCGCCAGCTGCATCTGCTGTATCGTCGCAAGGTGCGCAGCATAAAACAGCCGTGCATTGGCATAGTCGACCTGGTTCGGCCACACCGTGGGATCGAGCAGCATATCAACAACATTGAACGCCGAGGTCAGCGCAGCGTCGGGCACAGTACTGAACTCGCCGAAGCGCGCCTTCAGAGAGAAGACGTCCTGCGTCGTCGCGACCATATCAGCCCCGGCCACGCGACGCAGGCGCCGTTGCCCGCGCAGCGGCCACCGCTGCGGCGGCAGCAGCCGCTGCGTCAGGCCCGTTGTCCTGGCGCGCCGACGGCAACGGATCAATGTCGACAAACCGCACCGGATGCATCGGCAGCGGCTGGCCGACGAGATGCCCCGATGAATAGTACCCGCGATCGGCCTGCGTCTTCTCGCGGTGCGACTCGATATCGCTCACCGTCATCTCGAAGCACTTGGTCTCGCCAGGCGCGAGCGCCTGCGTCTGGTAATACCGATCGATCATGATGTGGGTCTGCACCGGGTGGAAGTTCTTCATCGTCACCCATTGCGAAGCTTCCCGCAGCCGATCCGGCGACGCCAGGATGGTATGCTGCGGAATGCCGCGCGGCTGCGGCCGTGGCTCATCAAGCACCGGCATCAGCGCCAGCGAGCTGGGCGCTTGCGGTTGACGGCCGGCCGATTTCGCGGCCATGGCTTCGAGATCGACGGGCCCTTCAAGCATTATAGTTTCTCCGCTGTTGATGGATTTTCATATTTCGCCAGCACCCTGAGATCATCCAACGACCATTTCATCAGGATGAAAGCAGGAGGCAACATCGCACCGGGTAGAGACCGAGGCGGCGGCGGATGCCGCGTCAGAATGCGCGATATCAGCGCGTGCTTCTTGAGCATCAGAGCGAGCGCGTCATAGGATGGGTCCACTCTGATATCAGACAAGGCTAGCCGCCGTTCAACAGTTCAACAACGGCAGCGCGCGTGGTTTGCAGCTTGATGTCATCGCCGCCCTCGCGGTGAATGATCACCGTCTCGGGCTTGCCGGGCACCGCCTCTTTTGCTTCGACCGCGGGCTTGGCCTCGACCGGCGGCTTGCCGGGATTGCCCTCGCTGGCGGGCTCGCCGGGCTCACCTTCCACTGCTTCCTGCGCGGGCACTGCTGGTTCGCCAGGTTCGCCCGGCTCGACATCGCACCCCGTCACCGTCGACAAAATGAGAACGTGCGGCTTGCCATCAACGTCGGTAATCAGAACTGCGTTTTTCATAGAACTTCACTCCTTCTCAGAGAAGCCATGCCCATGACTCGCGATTGAGGATGCGGTGCGTCTGGGTGACGCCAACCCCAAACCGAAAGGCGATTTGCCTTCGAGGTATTATCCCATCCAGCTTTCGCATTTTACGGATAATCGCAGAAGTCAGTTTTGTGCTGGTTCGATTGCGCTTAACAGCATCAATCAGATTGCGCTGTTGCGTGATCCATTTCAGATGCCGTGGCGCAATACACGGACGATTGTCACACGTGTGAGCAGCAACATGCCCTGGTGAAGGCGGCGGACCATGAACTGCTTCGCAGACAATGCTCGAAGCGGTGCGCATTGTTCCTCGCGAATGAACGTTGCCATAGCCGCCGCTGCTTTTGGAAAACGGCCACAGCAGGCACGTGTTAGACTTGTGCTTGAGCGCCACATCGAAAATAAACTTCATCGCCTCGCCATTAGCGATGCGGTATCTGACCAACGGGTCGCCGTACTTCACAAATCGATGATAGTGTGTGGAACAGTAGTCGTAGCCACCATGTGAGCCAACAATGTTGCGGCAATCATTGACGGCGCACTTACGACGTGTTGATAGACGGGGAGCCATGGTCGCCTCCTACGCGATCGTGGTTAGGGGAATCGAACGGCGCTACAACGCTGTTCATTCCCCGCCTATATACCCCATCTAAACTATTGTCAAACCATCAACAAACGCCATCTACATACCTTATTGCGCCAGGCCTACGTATTTCTAATCCACCAGTTCTAAAAATTCCAGGCACGTCATATACTAATGGCCCCCTCTGCCACACTGGCAGGAAGCGATGCGGCATCGGCACGTGGACCTTGATGATCTCGGGGTCCTTGCGATACGCGATGATGCGGCCGCCGCCGGCCGTTCCGGCCGTATCGAGGCCGCGCACGGCGCGCACGGTGAGTGGTTGCCCGGTCTGTTGCGTGTAGATGTTGTTTTTGAGAAGCCAGTCGTACACGTTCATCGTGGTGTTTGGCAGCTGGGCCATGTTGATCGTCGACATCGCGGAGAACGGCAGCAGGAGCGTGTCGGCCATTTCGATGCCGAGAGACGATTGCCAGATGTTCGTCAGCGCAAGGTTGACGTCATTGAGCATCGCTTGAATCAGCGGTGGCGCTTGCGCGAGATCATAGGCCCATGTGTGCGCGGTATTGATAACCGCGGGAAGCGTGTGATTTGTGAGTCCAAGCCAGTTCTTGGCAGTATTGCCGTACATCGAACAATTGTGCAGAAACTCTTCAGCCGCGCGGCGTGCTGCCGATGCGCGCTCGGTCGAAAGGCTGAAGTTCGGAATCATCATCGACTGGGCTAATTCCTCAGTATTATATCGGTAACCGATGGCGCCCATTTCGATGGCGACCTCGCCCTTCGCACGAACGACGTCTGCCAGGGGCACATCTTGCGCTTGCGCGTGGAACCAATCGGCAGCACCGACATGGTCGATCGAAAAGAACGTGATCGATTTAACCCATTCGTTTCCAGAACTGTCGACCGGAATCAAATCCCGCCAAACCAAATCTGGGTATTTTATGCGGTAGACAACCGGTTCTATGTAAGTGATTTGACTTACCAAGAAACTCAGGGCGGCTTGTTCGTTAGGCATATCGCGGAAAAACATCGAAAACTCTCCTATTGCGATGACAGTGGATCGCTCACAGCCGCGGCCCTGAAACGCGGCGAGAGCAGGACACGGAAGCCAAGGGGATCAAATCTGCAGCGCGAGCGACACGCGGGCAATGCCGCCAGCGGCGTTGACGGTGTCGAGCCAGCGGCCACCGGTAACGGCGGTCGCAGCGGCAGTGCCACCGAGCAGCGTGCCAGCCGACTTGGTCGCGCCAGCAGGGATCGTAGTGATGGCCAGCGCATTGCCAGCGGTGCCAGGGGCCACTGCGCTGATCATGATGGTGTCGGCGCCGGAGCCCTGTGCCGAGCCACCGGGCGACGGCGGATAAGCATTGAAGTGCAACGCCGCGAAGCCAGCGGTGGCCGAGCCTTCGAGCACGGCCGCGGCCGCCGCGACGGTATCGCCAAGCGTCGGACCGATGTTAACCTGATCGCCGGTCGCGCCCGAGGCCACGAAGGTGAGCGTCGCAGCGTTGATCACCAGCGTGTCGCCAGCGTTGGGCTGCTTCGAGAACTGCACCCAACCGGTCGCCGCGGTGCCTGAAGCGCTGTTGGCGAAGACGCCGGTCGCACCATAGAACAGCGGATCGCCAGCATTGACACTTGCACCCGCTCCTACCCAAATGCGACCACGCGTCAGCACGCCAACGTTGGTGCGCAGCCCATAAGCGTCGAGCGGATTGAGCGTGCTGCTGTACGGGTCGACCGGGCTGAGCGACAACGTGTCATCGCGAACGCTGATACCGAGAAACGAAGTGCCACCGAGCACGCAGCCGCGACCGCGGCCAAATGCATCAATGATGGTGCCCTGGCCGACGGCCATGCCGAACGGAATCCCCGCCGCGGTCTCGTTGACCCAAGTGGCAATGGCAGCTTCCGTCATATCGCAAACCATGCCGATCAGGGCAGGGCGTTGCTGCGGGCTGTAACTTTTCTGCAAAACAACAGTCATGTTGGTGTCCTCTCAGTTGATGCGCCCTGATGGTTAGCCAGCGTTTAGAGCTGGATGCCACGCGCTGCGGCTGCGGCCTTACGCTGCTCGGGATTCATCCACGCGGTTTCCATGTCAAAGACGCTCATGGCGTACGCCGCATCGCGGATATGCTGCGGGTTGCTGCTGTCGAATACTGGCGTGCTCTGCTGCGGCTGGGCCCAGCCAGGCGACGTCCGGCCAGCGAACACGCGCACGGCGTCGCTCACGGTCGAACCGCCACTACCAGCAACAAGCGTGTCGAAGCTCGCCTTGATCTGCTCGTCACTCCAGCCCTGTGCGGCTGCGCCGAGCTTGGCGTCGACAACCTGCTTGCGCATGTCCTCGATCGTCTTGCCATCGACAACGAGCTTGTCGCCGAGCACTTTGCGCGCCTTGTCGACCACCGCGTGACGATCCTTCACCAATTGATCGATCTGCTGCGGCGTCAACTTGGCGTCTTTGAGCTGCTGCTGCAACGTAGCGATCGTGGCATCCTTCGTTGCAGATGCCGTGGTCAACTCGGTGATCTTGACCGCGCTGTCCTTCTTGCAGTCGTCGTCGTCCTTACCCTTCTTCTTCAAATTCTCGATCTGATCCTGCAGACCCTGGATCGAGCGCGCGACCAACGAAGCTGCAACGTCAGTCATTTGAGCCTCGATGCCGTCAATCATTACAGTTTTTAGATTCATGACTTGCTCCCTTTTGCTGTCGTCGCCGATCGTCAAGCTGGGGCCGCCTCGGGCCGCGGCGACGACGGCCAAGTGGTTTGCCCTGATGTTTCGCTGGACCGCATCGTAGGTCTCGCCGCGCTCGGTGACGCCCGGCAACCATTCGAGGTCGCAGGTGTAGCCGACGGAAAGTTGATTGGTGCCAGCCTTGAACGCCTCGATGGCGGCGGCGTCACGCAGCATCATGGGGACCCGTACGCTCTCGCCATCGCGCAGCACGTCCTCGCCGGTGTCCCCGACTGCGAACATTTTCCAATTGTCGGTCGTCACTGGCACCGGCGGATGATCAAGCGTTACCGGCATGTGCGTGTAAGTTTTCCACGCGTCCTTGTGGAACACACTATCGGCTGGGCGATACACCTTCACCCACTCACGGTCGGTGATCCCACATTCGTCACCGGCATAAAGCTGCACCCCGGTCCGAGCTATGCGCGGCATTGCCTTCATCACGCCGTCGGCCGTGTAGGTGACCTTGGCCGCATCGTCGAGGGCAACTGCATCAACCAGGTTGACCGTGGCCGCGCCGACGGGCGCTGCGTCGCCAACGATGCGAAACAATGGCATGGCGTCCTCCTCTTCGAATTCGGAAATCAGGCGACCCATCGGATCGCGCTGCGTGACCTTGCGACTACCGCCGTAACGCTTGTTGCGCGGGTCCTGCGATCCGGTAATCGGGTCGTAATACAGAAGGTCGATCACCCCGATCGGCATGGAGTCGACGCCGGTAATCTTTCCGGAATTTTTGCTGGCATAAAAAACCTCTTTGGCTTTTTCCTCAGAGCCGTATTGCTCAATCATGGCGGCCATGATTTTCTCGCCCTTGGCTGTCAACGGCATCGGGAAGCCCTCCAATGAAAACGGCGCGGCAACGCGAGCAGCAGAGGCTTCGCGAGGCGTATGGCTTCGTGCAGTACTATTGGCTATTCAGCCCGTGGCCAACGGCACTGCTCGGGATCGCATTCGGCATCGCAATCTTCGGCTTGGGTGTCTGGGCGGGAAGCCGCTACACCGAGATCATCTGGTTTGGCGGCCGCTAAAGGATGATGCGCGATGCCTAAGCCTTCATGCCCCGCCTGCGGCCGCTTCCTGCGCATGAAGAGGTGCGGTGTGCCGGTGATCGAATACATGCCGAAGGTAAGTTTCCGTCCCGAGAGCGGCGCAGAGCACGCCAGCCAGTGGCAACCCTACAAGTTATGGCAGGCCGACCTCTGGCACTGCCTCGGCTGCGGCAACATGATCACCAGCGGGTACAGCGACATGCCGTACAGCGAGCGCCATCACAACGACTTCCAGACCAAGATCGAGACAGCCAAGCTCTCGGAGTACTGCGTCCATATCTACGACTGTTAGCTGGGCAAACGGCGTGGCAACACGAGCAGCAAAACAGCAGACGTGCCCTGACTCACGCCAAGAGAACCGCCCCTTTTGCCGTCCTGTGTCAATTCCAGCTTACTTCACTTTCTCGCATACCGTCGTGGCCGGATGCTTTTTGGCATAGGTCGCGGTCACGAAGTTTCCGGTCTTGGCATCACGGCAATTGGTCTTGGCGCTTGCCGCCATCGGCGACAGCGTCAACATCACGATCAACAGAACGCGCATGGTCATCTCCTTGTTTCGACATTGGCAAATTTGCGTTATTAGCCGTGCCCCTTGATCGCTGCGTCGAGCGCGGCCGCGGTGAGCGGCCCCATCCAGCCGTCGGCTTCGAGACCATGTGCGGCCTGAAACTGCTTGATCACATCGTGCGTCTTCGGCCCCATATCACCATCGACGACAAGGTCCGTGCCGAGCACTTTGTTCAAGCTATCTTGCACCCATTTCACGTCGTACTTCGGCGAAAGCTACTTTGGGCATGGGAGCCACGAGCACTCGTTTTTCCGCTTTCCAACCCGAGACGGCGGTTGATGCGAGCCCGCTCCAACTGAATCTTGTTATTTTGTTTTATGCTGCAATCGGAACAGCAGTACTTGGCAGCGGCCTGCCGGTGGACAATTGCGCCGCCACATTGAATACAGCGTTTATCCATTGTTATTCGCTCCCCTTAGGTCACGCTGCCCACCACCTGTTGGTGTCATGCATGTGCTGATCGTGTACCAAAGGCGGCGCACGATCGCCAGCGAATCGCTTATCGAACCACGGAAACGGACGGCAGCGGCAACGCGGATGCGCTGGGAATAGCCCAATGTACTCGGCCAGCGAGTATGGCGCATCAGCGGCGAGGTCCTCGCACTTCATGCACACGCGGTCATCGCCAGCCGTTAGCACACCGACGAATTCCGCTTTGGCATATGCCTTGGGCACCGCCTTCTCGCGCAGCTCCCCATAGCGCTCCATCGGCGTCGGCGGATTGCGCCGAGGTGGCGCAGCGTCTGATGTCAGACGGCCTCCTGCGCCAGCCTCGGGCTCGACGCCCACCGCTTCGATGCCGGTCTGGCGGTAGACGTTGAGCATGGCGCGGGTGCACGCCAGCACCGGCGCCGTATCGGCCAGGAGCGGCAGACGCTGGCCTGCCACCTTGGTAAGTTCTGCCTGGATGCGCCGAAACGCTCGCACCGGCGTTATCTGCTGGTGCGCGCTGGCTGCGATAATTACGTCGGCAACGCGCGCCAGCCGCTGCTCGATAGCGGCGCAGATGCCATCGAGCTCGCGCCGCGTCAGTGCCATGAGGCCCTCGAACTCATCGTCGTCGGCGCCAGCGGCGGCGGCCCCCGTCTCGGAAACCGCCGCCGCCACACCATCCCGCCAAGCTCGCTGAAGGAAAACGCGCGTCCAATCTCCACCCGCAACGCCCATCATAGCGGCGTGTACCGAATGGCCGAATGCGTCTAGCCGAACTTGGGCGGGATGAAACCCGAGCACGCTGTTCTGGCCCAGCGCCAAAACGTCATGGTCGATCACAAGCTTCCTGATCTGGGCATTGAGCCTGCGCAGCCGCATCGCCGCCTCGGCCCGGAAAGCACGGCGGACCGGACCGGTGCCGGTCGGATCGCTGCGCCGCTTCCCGTCATCTCCAAAAAAATGGGGCGACGAACGTGCCGCCCCAGTCTGGGAGGAAACCCCGGAGCCCCATGAGCCGGGCACCGAGCTACTAACGGCGGCGCGAGTCACGCGCACATCAATTTCCGCCGTTATCTTTTGGCGGTGATTTTTGTTGCGGCGGCGGCAACTGCTGGGGCTTCGCTCCCGTCACCGCATTGGGATTGACCATGCCGACTGGCATATCAGGCTGCAGACTTTCTTCGGGGTCCCAATCATCCTCTTCGTCAATCGCCTGCTCCATTCCGGGATAGAGGAAACCATCCTCCATCAGGAAATTCTGCCGCCCGGTCTGCAGCACGTGGGGTGAGATGATCCCCGCATTGACATCGATCTGATGCGCCTGCGCTGCCTTCAGATTCATGTCTGCCTTCTCAACCGCCGACAGCTGCCACAGCGGATTCCAATCGTAGCGGATCGACTTGTCGCGCGAGCCGAACGTCGTGCGGATCAACACCTCATCGAGCCGCGTGAGCAACGGCGTGTATTTCACTTTTTGATCGGACGACAAACGATCGTAGTAATTGCGGATGTCGCTTTCGCCGGTCGCATTCATGCCGTCGGGCGACTTGCCCATGAAGCGCGTCGCCGGGATATCCGCAGCAGCGCACGCCAGCATGTAAAAAATCCCAATAACTTTATCATAATTAGAAAGCTGCGGCGTAATGCGCTCGAACTCTTCGGCGAGATCGACCAGCAGAGCGTTGATCGTCGACTTTCCGATGTTGCCCTGGCTGAAACGATTGAACAGCTCTTGCGTGCCTTCCGCCGTCATCATCTTGGCGGTGAGGTTCGGCACCTTGAAAATGTCGAGCTTGGCCTCGGCGATCATCGACGAAACCGAAGACGACGCCATGCCCGCCGACTTGAGCGCGTCCTGCACCACCTGCAGCACGCTGTCGCCCCATGCATCAGGCGCGGTCTCGATATCGGGATAGGCGGCGCCGACTAGCCGAATTACTCTACTCGGATGAATATAAATTGCATCGCCGGGCGCTTGCCCTAGCGTCGGCAGGCCGACATTGGCGATGCGCGGATCGGGCGGATCGGTGGTGACGGTGTTCGCCCGCATGTACCACGTCGGCTCGCCGTACCACGTCGAGGTGATCTCGCGCACCATCGGGCCCGCAGCGAGGAAGTTCTTGCTGACGACATGCACGAACTTGAGATCACCCTGCTTGATCGCATCGAGGTCCAGCTCGTCCTGAAACGATCCGCAATCGACGCCCATGATCATCGCGGCGCCACCATAGAGGCGGGCCTTGACGAGAGCGTCCATCATCTTGCCGGGGATGTTGAACATCCGCTCGGTGTCTTCGATCGCGGTAACCTGCTCTTTGCTCGCCTGCCACTGGCGCCATGCCCGCGTCATGTCGAAAGCGGGAATCTCGATGATCTTGCGCGCCGCCCAGTCGCCGCGGTAGGCGGCCTCCAGCTGCCCGGCGTCGAGCGGGCACAGCCACCACATCTGTCCCGTCGCCTTGTCGCGACCGGGTACACCGAAACCAGCGAGAAAATTGCGAAAGGAGTCGGACGTCATCCCGCTAAAAAACGCCTTCGGGAAGCGGACGATGTTCGACAGATCAACCATCCTCCGCAGTCCCTTTCATATGATCATCCGGTGCTGGCCAGCCGCGCCAGCCAGGACCGCCAGCGGCCACGCGCTCGCGGATCGCCACATAGGCGAACTCAATGCTCTTGCGCAGATCGTCGGTGGCATCATAGCCGTCGTCGTCGGATGCATCAGTCACGCATGAACGACCTTATGATAGGCGCGCTTCGGCCGATCCGGGTCCACCGGATTGCGCGGCAACAGCTTGCGTCGTTCTCTGTTGTATCCGTCGCAACACGAAGACGAACAAAACCTGGCGCGTTCCTGAGATTGCCGTCGCGGATTGAGCACAGCGCGGCACTTCAAGCAGCGTTTCATTTGAATCCTCCGGCATTACCAGCGCCGCGGCACCCGCGGCGAAGACAACGCCTTACGCATCCTGCGCTCGCGCCGCAACTGCTCACGCAGGCGGCGCAATGCAAGCTTCTTGTGATGACCGCGGCTACTGCAAAACGCAGCTGCGCAAAGGTTGAAGATGATCATAATGGCCCCGACAGAAACGTAGGAGACCATGTTACGAGCGCTGCTCGCTGGTCGGTGGCGTGCGTGGCTGACCTGGATTGACCAGCGCGGCGACCGCGGCTTCGAGCGCTTCGAGGCGGCGCTGAATATCAACCATGCCGCGGATGAAACCGGGAATGCGCCGCACCAGCTCAACCGGATCATGCGCCGTCGCACGAAGCTCGTTGATCATGTCGTCCAGCGGTGACATCGACCACTCCCTTCATAGCGCCTCGCCACGAGGCACGCGAAACTCCATCTGATCGACGTTGACGATCGCCGCAAATTCGCCGATGCGCGCGCCGAACCGGTGGTGCCCGAGGCGCTCGTCCTCGATCACCGGGGTCGTCATATTATCCTGCAGCATGAGCACGAACTCGCACGTCTGCCCTTTGATCGTGCCGATACCGACCAGCGCAAAGCCTGCGTGATCGATCACCACGGCGCACAATCCGGCAATCAAAGTGGTAAACATGCGAAGCCTTTCACCCAAGGGGCAATCCAATGCGACCGCCACGCAGCCAGCACGGCTACACCGATATCGACGAGGAAATGGAAACCATCGACAGCCTCGGCCCGCTGGCGCGCGCGCTATTCAACGATGCGCCGCGCGAGCTGTCGGCCAAGAGTATCGTCGAGCAATACGTGAACGGCAAGCGGATCAACCTGCGCAATCCCAAGTCAGACGCGAAGTTCGCCAGATGGCTGGCCAGCACCTATCGGGTGGCCGCCGGCCACGACATCAACGACGGGGTGCGGCGGCGAATAAAAAAGGCGGCCGTGGTGGAAGGCCATGGCGGCCGCCAGTCAATCCCGGCACAACGAGCGTAGGCCGGGGGGCGTCCTATTTCCCGCTGGTGTCAACCATGCGCCCGCTCACCGGGACACCGTTGACGGCCACAGTGGCGCTGGTCGGCGTGATCGACTGCTGCGACGTCTGCGTGGCGGCCTTGTTCTTAAGCGCGCCGCACACGGCGTCGATCACCATGTTGGCGATGCCGATGGGAACGCTCGCTTTCTCGCCTGCATCGGGATTGAAACCCGCCACGATGGTCGAGATCACCTTGGCGATGTCCTGCCACTTGGTGACAAAGCCGCAGCCCTGCTGAACCTTGGTGACGATGTCAGCGACGTTGGTTGTCGAGCCGCCGCTGCACGCCACCAGCGCCAATGATAGTAGAGCCGCGTAAATGTTACGCATTGGTTTTCTCCTTCCGCAGAATAGCAATCTCGGCGCGCAGTTGCGCGATCTCTTTGCGGTGAGCCCACAACAGCTCTTCCATGTGCTCGGAGACCAGCGCCACCCGGCGCTCACGCGTGCGCAGCGGTATTTGCGGATCGTCGTAAAGCGCATTGATCACCTGCGCCAGATTGATCGCCAGCGCGTGAAGGTCCTGGCTGTAGCTCGCCACCGCCAATTCCCTGTGCTGCGGGCGTTATAACAGCGTTTGCACGATCCAGTTACCCGCCGAATTGCAAATCGCCTCGAAGCTTACAGTTCCTGTTCCAGTATTTGACCCGCTAGCTATATTTCCAACCGCAATTCCCGTATTACCGTTATTGACGATGGCGCGCAGCCCACGATAAATAGTAGCAAAACATGGTGGAACAGCAGAGAACGGGCTTCCGCTGTTTGCAACGGCAGCACTCACAATCCACAGATTCCCCGAACTACAGACAGCTTGCACCAAATTCGACCCGCCCCCAGCGATCAATGTCCCCATTACGATTGTAGTCGAGTCATTGACAACCGCCTGCAGGCCCGCAGTAAAAGTCGAATTGCATCCCGGCAATTGACTGAAGGGGACACCTGCCGTCTCTGCGCCGATCACGCTCTTGATCCGGCCGCCAGCGACTTGCAGCGGCATGAGTGGAAATCGGCCTGTGAACAGGCTTGCCTGATTAAGTGTCAGACTATTACCAGCGCCGCCCGCTACTGTAGCGATCTGTGTCCCGATATTGTATGGCCACGCAAATCCAGCATCAATATTGCCGGATACACCATTAAGATTGAACGCCCAAATCGGATCGTTAGCATTCCAAATATTGGATAGAGTTTGGCCGCCAAGAGGACCAATATTCGATACAGTCGTCTGTCCGTTTACAAAATCACCGAACAGAAGAATAGCCGGGATCACAGTCGTCGTGTGGATGATGTAGGTATTTCCAGTCAAGCCCACACTTCCGGCAGTAGTGCCGAGTTTGCTTGCCAGACACGTGCCATTATTTGGTGTATTGGTATACGTCATATTATTCATTTGGCGAGCAGTTACGGGAACGAACCCGCCACTCACTGCGCCAACACTCGTCACAATGAAAATGGTTCCATCAGGGTGATAGTATAATATATCACCTACATTCAATCTGGTTGACTGATCTCCCTGCAGGGAGCTATCCCAACCCATTGTCAGGATGTCGCATGAAATGGCTATGGGCGGAGTATGACTGTCGGTGCTTAAATCCCTGGCCGCCCCATATGGTTTACTTATAAACGTCACCAACTGACCGTGAAGATCAACCAACCCTTTCATCGCCTGACTATGCGGAATACGTAGCCCGTTATATTTTGCATATTCATCGAGAAAAATATTGGTGCTCCCACCATCCGATGTAGGAGTAGCCATCCCTGATGCTTTCGCACCAAGCAAAAACCGCACATATAAGGCCTCCCCCGCTACTGACTGGAACGCATACGGAGTGCCTATGAAGTTGCTCCCGGACCAATTCATTGCAGTTTGTATTCCGATGCCGCCACCGGAAGTCGGGGCCGCTGCTCCAATCCAGCCCGTGTCCTGTCCGGCCTGCCATCCGCCACCTTCGATATTGATACGCGATTGGATATTCCCGTGAACAAGTTGAGTCATCCGGGCCACGCCGTTGAGCGAACAACTTCTCAAAGTAATATCCACATTACCTGTAATCTCGATAATGGCTGCAGGCGAAAGAAGAACATTTTCATCGTAGAAATTAAAACTGCAGCCGTCCAAAGTAACCATTCCCGAGAACGCGCCGCCATTGTGAAAATCCCCTATCCGCACCAACTCCTCAGAATACATGTCATGACAACTAAAATCGCCTTGAGCTTGCATCTGAACTGAAAAAAGCTGATATCCATTTGCAACAGTCACGTTGCCGCAGTACAAGCCTAGCGTGCCGATCTGCGCGCCAAAAGCATCGTTGGAAAGCGCAGTCCATAAGCCGCTTGTGCCGATATTGGTAAACTGAACGTTGCGCGACTGGTTATGAGATATCGATACGCAATGCGTGCTATAAAGGCATTGTATCTTGTCAAACTTCATGAAATCAGCGTTGGCTTGAAAACCGCCGGGCTGGGTGACGAAGCCAACAGCAAAGCCACGAATACTAACGTTCGTAAATTCAACGTCTGACGACGAGTACTTGTTATATTGGCTCGTAATCCCTGTCCACGACGGATAAGTCACTGATGGATACATGGTCGGCACGTTCGGCGGACCATAACCTTGCATCACTTCGCCAGTAGTTATTGTATTATTTTGGCTTATGACATAGTTGCCAATTCCTCCTGGAGTTCCGGAAGTCTGCGAAACAATCACTGTATTCGGAACGACCGCTACAGGCGCTGCACCGAGGAGTGTCTGTCCGGGACGAATCGGTGTCGGATTGCCGACGGCGCTTACCACCATCGTTGTTCCAGACATTGTGGCTGTGAACTGGCTGATCGTGCCGTTGGCATAGGCATCGACACAGACAGCGGCGTAAGGCGAGTAGCGGGTGAGCCCTCCGGAGGCCTGGCTCGTCATCGACGTGCTGCCGACCGTCTGGCTCAGATTGACAGTCCACGTCGTGCCAGCGCCGGATACAATGGTTGTGCCAGGAGCAACGCTCGTCCCTGCTACATCCAAAACAGTTTGTCCCGGAGCAATACCAGTGCCGCTGGAAACCGTCAGCGTGGTTCCAGTGATTGACCCCGTGAAAGACGCCTGAACCGGAGCCAACGCCGGATCGAACCAGCCACTTGCCACAGGCGGATATGGCCCGTGCGCGCCACCTATGACATTATTTAAAATATATGTGTCGGACAGTCCCTGCAGAGAAATACCGCGCAGGGCTCCGCGGCGAGACCCCTGAAAATTAATCGCGCATCGGTCTGTCTTCGTCGGATTGATCTGTACACCACCGACGTTGGCGCCAACATATGCGTCCCTCCCCATATTGCACGACACAAGGGACAGAGCGTTAACCGGATTGAGTCCAAACCCGTATCCAACATGCAGCGTGTCGCTCGTTTTGTAATTACCGTCGTTGAGACACACGCTTCCGTAAATGTACCTGATCGCATAATCGAGCGCGGCCTGTATTGCGGCTGTGTCGTCGGCAGTGCCGTTCCCGATCGTGCCGAACTGACATGCCCGAATCGGACTTATGTCATAGATCGGCTGCCAGTAAGTGCCACCCTTGTTCAGCTCGCCGGGGACACCAGTCGGTGTTGTTCCACCCTTCTGATAACTCAACGAGCAGGCATCTTTTGTCGTTCCGGACGCGACGCCATTCATCGAGGCGACGGTAACATAATTGATCGAAGCCGGCGGAGCCACAAAAGCCGCTGGCGTGTCGTAGATAATGACATTACCTGCACCACCACCACCCGTCGACGTCATCGGACGAGCTGGCGCTGGCGCCCCGGTCGGATTGCCGCACACTGTTCCCGCAGGAATGTTCCCCGTGCAAGTCTGTGCGCTAGCCGCCCCGCACAGCACCAGAAGAACTATCAACGCTCTCAAGATCGATACCATGCACCGCCTCCAGGAACTGGACTTACTGTAACCCAACCGTATTTGTTGCCGATCGTAACCGTTGAAACACCATCACACAGCTCACCTCCGCTGAACTGTATCGTGATGATGTTGGTGTCAGCATCGCCCTTGACGTCCTTGATCAGGACATCGCCGCCGGCCATGGTCGAGGCCGTTGGAAAAGTCATAAAAGTTGCCGAGCCGGTAGCCTTGTTGACCAGCACTTGTCTTGCAGTGGTTGGCACCGAAAACGGACTGCCAGACGTCGCGCCACTGCTAACAGGTGCATTCGCCGTACCAGAAAACGCCGCCGCGTTGATATCATGCAAAACCTGGCGAGTATCGGACGCCAAAATAGCACCCGTGCCGGACGGAAACTTCGCATCGATTTCCGTGTCGATTTGAGATTGCGTCAGCGCCATGCGAAGTCCTCATTGAAAACCGCTGTAGGACGAATCATACAAGGGCCCCATCGTCAGGTGCTGGAACGCCATCGCCGAGGCGTCGCCCTGGTCGAGCGTCTTTGAGAACGGCCAGCCCTCCAGTTCTTCGAGGTAGCCCTCGACCCAGCGGCCCGCGACCAGTAGCACGTTGCTGCCCTGGACCTGCGCCGCGAACGGCTCGGCGCGCACCGTCTTCTCGCCGGTGACCTTGTCGGCGACGACCACGAAGCCGGCGAGATTTCTGATCGTCGACTCGGCGGACTCCTTGCCGCCGCTGCCGGGCTCCTGCTCGATCGCCACCTTGAGATTCCAGCGCAGCTGGCCGAGCGATTGCCGCGCCGCCTCGGCCGCGCCCTTGATAACCTGCTCGCGCTCCAGCGCGCCCCACCGTCCACGCAGCACGGTCTCGATCAGGAATTGCCCGTTCTTGAGCTTGTGCATGAGGACGATCGCCGTGCAGGCGCCGTCGCCATCCTTGGTGCCAGCCTTGTCGACCGCGAGCACCGAGGCCTCGATCTGGCTGCGATCGAACACCGGAATGATGTGCAGCTTCTCGATGGGAAACATCCCACCGCCGACCAGGTACGGCTCTTGCTGATACTCGGCTTCCCACGACGCCTCGGACATCAGCCGCTGCTGGGCCCGCAACATCGGCAGTGGCTTGAAGTCCGGGAACAGCGGCTCGCCGCGCCGACGATGCGCTTCGTCATGCTCGGCGATCGCCTTGAATTTGAGGACCTTGATTTCCGGCTCTTTCTCCAACGCGCGGCCGAGCGGATCATCGACGTGCCACCGCGTCATGATCCACAACATGCCGCTGTTGGCGGCAAAGCGCGGACGAAAAACGTCGGTGTACCAATTCCAGATTTTCTCGCGGATCACCACGCTGTTGGCGTCGGCGCGATCTTTCACCGGGTCATCGAGGATACCGAGGTGCAACTCTAGCCCATTGATCCCGCCGTTGACGGTGACGTTGCGGAAGCTGCCAGCCTTGTTGACATACTCGACGAGGCCGTTGTTGCGCACCCAGCCCTTGGCGCCGATCGTCGTTTCGAACACCTGCTGGTAGCGCTCGCTCTCGATCATGCGCTGCATGCCGATATTGCAGCGAAGGCCGAGGTCCTCGGAATGCGACGCGTAGATCGATTTCATGTCAGGCGCATTGCCCGCCAACCACGACACGAAGTCCTCGGCGCTCAGGCTCTTGCCGTGCTGCGGCGGCGCCATGATCGCAAGCTTCGGCCGCTTGCCGTCGACCATGTCCTGGTAGAATTCCTGCAGGGCGTCGCTCAGCGCCTGCGTGAACCAATTCCATTTCATGGTCGGGCGCATCATGCGCCGGTAGGCAGCGAAGCTCTTACGCGCGCGCTCGGCCTCGCGGATCAGGATGGCCTCGACCTTCTCGGACGGCCACCGCAGCTTCGGCGCAATGTTTAGGTTCATGGGCCACGCGCCAATGAAAAACGCCGCAACAAAACCGCTGCGGCGTCGAAACTAAAAACAAGGTCGGTCAGCGCGACTGCGGGTTAGTCGGTATTGGCTGGCCGCCTGCCTCGTGCTCCTGATGCTGCGCCTTGAACTCCTCAATCTTGGCCTTGACCTCATCGACCTTGGCCTGCTGCTCAGGCGTCAGCGTGACGCCCTCCAATGCCGAATGCAGCTTGGCACTAATCTCTTGAAGCGCCGCTTTGGTTTCCTGTTGCATAAAGCCTCCTCCTCTTTGTTTACGCCGCTCCTCCCTCAGATCAAGCCACCGGCGCAGTAGTGGATGATCGCCGCCAGTCTCAAGCGCCAAGATCAACTCGCCGAAAATCTTCGCAGCAAAAGATTTGCTGTCCGCCAGGGCGGCATCGCGGACTAACCGCAAGCCACGCAGTGACTGCTCGGCACGCTCGTCGTCCATCATGGCTTTTTCGCCAATTGACGCTCTGCCTTGCGATGACGCTTCCAGAACACACGCTTCCAATCCCGCAGGTGTTTCCACCACTGCGGCGCTCTAACCAAATGGCCCTTCTTCACATGCGCCATCAGGGTTGCTCCCCACTACCAGGCGACTTGGCAGCCGCCAGCTTGCGGATCAGTCCGCTGATCACATTGGCGATCGTGACCTTGTTGGAAGCCGTCAACGGACGCGCCTGCGTCAGATAGTCGACGAGCGGCCCGAAGTCGCTGTGGTCACGCTGCGCCTGCTCGGCCACGGCGAAGTCCATTTCATCGCGCTTCGTCATTTGCCCCCTCGATTTCGGCACTCGCCTCGATCAGCGCTTCGATGATCGCGTCCTTAAGCATTTTGCGCGCCTCGCGCGTGTCGTCTTCCTTATTGCCCACCATCGCCAGCGCAAACATGAGGCCCTGGCACCTTATAATGCGCTCGGCGCGCGCCTCGATCCACTCGGCACGTGACCTCCTAACCTCGCCACCCCCGATGGGCACGCCACCGCTCTCGCTCATCGCTCTGCCTCAGGGTGGTGCCGACACCACGCTTTGCGGATCGGGCCGATCGGCCACTTGCCTGGGGAGCCTCACGACGGACCGGCCCTCTCACCCTCGGGGTTGGGCCGAGGATTCGACTTATCACGATTTACCAGACCCGCGCCGCTCCATGAATGCTGCTCGGACCTGCTGCATCTTGGCAATGCCAGGATCAGCGCAAACCTCGATCAACTCGGCACCTGTCAGCTGATGGATCGTGACGCTGTCAGAGTACTTCGCCAAGTGACCGCAATACATGCACATCGAAATATCGCCGGCCGACGGCGTGCCATCGTCTACCCCAAATGCAGAGTCCAGCACCTTGCCGCAGCCCAGACACGCCACCAGCGGATGATGATGCGGCTCGTCGGACTTTGCCCAAGGCGAAGAGCGCTTCATGGCTTATCCCGCTTGTGCTGTCGGTACCATGTCGCTTTCGAGACCCCTGCCGCCAACCACGGCTTGTCACCAGCAGGACGGCCGCCCTTGTCACGCACGGGTTTTGTCTCACGCACGGGTTTTGTCTCACCAGCCGCGACAAGCTTCACCACATCCCCAACTACTACAGCCCCGTCCACCATGCTGATGGACCGCAACGGCGGCACCGGCCTGTGCTTCGCCGTCAGGTTCACCACGACATAGCCATCACGCCGAGCAGTAGATGAATACGGATCGCATGCACGCGCAGCTGCCTCGCCAGTGGCGATCAGATTGCCGTCGTCATCCCAGTCGTGCGCGCAGTACCACGGGCCCATCACCAGCCCAGACAACGGGTTCGCAAGATACGCACGCACGGTTTTGCTGCGGCTTTCCAACAGCTTAGCCATCTCATCGGGCGAGCCGTAATTGTCGTCTGGTTCCCGTAGCTTGCGCCGATTCCGCGGTGGCAAATGTGAGATCACATCCTTGTCGGTGAGCTTCGTCATCCCCCCGACCTTTCCGGCGTGATGTCGATCATCTCGCCCTCGGCAGGCTCGGCGGCTTCCATCATGACGTCGTAGCTTATGCCCCGCGCCACGCACAGCGCCCTGATCTCGTCCTCGGTCTTGTAGCGGGCATTCTGCACGGTGGCGTGCACATGCATGGGCAACACCCGTAGGGCGAACGGCGCAAATAGCGCTTCGTTGTGCAGGGCGAGGTGCATCATGTAGCCCAGCATGCCGCCTGGCCCGGCCTTGTCCCACGCTTTTGTCTTAGGATTCCAGCGTTTCTCGCCAGCGTATTCCATTGCCTGAACCACCGCGTCGCGCATCGCGATCGTCACGTGGTTGGCCTGGCCCGGCTTGCGGCCAGAGGTTGGCGGCTTCGGCGTGCCCTTCTTAAACGCCGTTTTTGGCAGGCGGCGGCCGCTCTTGGCAATCAATTCGCTGTTTTTGCCGCTCATGGCTTGCAACGTGGTGTGGCCGAGACTGCGAGGAACCTATGACATTCTGGGACACCCCAAAAGGTGTATTGTTGGCAGCGACAGTCGCCGCGGCGCTCGGTGGCGTGCTCGGATTCGAGATCGGCCAATCAGCCGTGTCAACACCCATCGTTATCGTCTTGAAATGGATAAGCTAAATGAAACTTGCGCTCGCTGTCACACTGACTCTGATCTCAGCGCCCGCATGTGCACAATGGCAATATGCGCAGCCATGGCCGCAGCCCTACTGGCCTCAGTTCGAACAGCCAGCCGTGCGCCACCACCAGCCAAGGCGCGAACAAGCCCGGCGCGAGCAGCCCAAGCACGAGCGCAAGGCCGAGGTCCGCCGACCGGTGCCGATCGTGAGAACCCGCACCGTGACGGTGCACCGCGAGAAGTCCTGGCGTGATTTCGACCAGGATGGCGCGCGCGAATGGATCACACAACAGGCGCAGGGATTCTGCGGCAAATACCCCTCGGATCAAGCGTGCCACAAGAAGGAACCATGACCAGAAAGATAGAAGCGCCCGAGCTGCTCGGCGCGCTGTTGTGGCTGCGCAATCAGTACGATGTCGGCAGCGTACCGCCCGCGCGAAGCCAGGTGTACACCGCGGATCACAAGCGCATGGTGCTGGCGGTCATCGACGCGGTGCTGCAAGCCGACGGTACCGAGATCAATTTCAAAGGCTTCCGCGAGGATTTTCTTCCGTCGCTCAAAGTCATCCCCTACGAGGACATGTAAAAAACCCGCCGGCGGCATTCTCCGGCGGGTTGCTGGGGTAGCTATATCCTTTGGTACCTCAGCACCCTGACCCGGGATCGCGGCAAACAAAAGACGCTACCGTGGCACCCGCGCGGCGCCGCGGCCTTACCGGCTTGCGCCGACGCGGCGGCCGTGGCGATCGTGGCCTGCTCGCCACATTGCTTTTCTGGTAGCAGCGGCCGCAGATCGCGCCGCCAGTCGCTTCGAACATCACCGTGGAAAGCTCACCGCAGCGCCCGCAGCGCCAGATCATCCCCATAGCAAAGCGCTGAAAACGCTAGACTTTAAGATTTTGACAAGGACGCCTTGCATTTTCTGAAGAACCCACTATTTTAGCACTGTCGGTGGCGCCCAGCCCCGACTTTCGACCGGATGCTCTGCACCGAGAAAGGTCCGCCAAAGTGACCAAGACTTTCCCCGAGATCGCCCGCGAATATCGGCCCTACGATACGCTGCCCGGCTTCCAAGAGGGCGCCGAGGCCTACATGGACCGCAAATACGACAATCCCTACACCGATCCGCGCGACGGCGTAAAAGCCCAGGCCTGGGATCGTGGCCTCGAAGCAGCCATGCGGTTCACCCGGCAACACGGCGGGTATTGAGCTAGGCGCCAGCCGTTCCCTACGGCGAGCGTCTCGGAGAGCGGCTCAATAGCGCCCCTATCCCTCACGGGCCGCTCTTCACATTCATCCCCCACGAGGTAGTTCGACCAGCCGTCCCGCTCGGGACCAAATAAAACGCCTGTCGGTCAGCAGTGAGTCCGGCGAGACGGGACGGTTGATCGAACCACCCAACGGAGACCACCCAATGAACCTCTTGGAAATCAAACGCGCGTTGCGTGCCGGTCCGTACGCTTGGCCCGGCGGCTATCCCCTCTTTTTCCTCACGGCCGAAGGCGCCGCGCTATCGTTCGAGGCGGCGCGGAAGGAATGGCGGAACATCGTCGCCACCCACCTGCGTCGGGACACGCGGTCCGGCTGGTTCATCATCGCCACCCACGTGAATTGGGAAAACACCGAACTGGTTTGCGAGCACTCGGGCAAACCCATCGAAAGCGCCTACGGCGATTGATCCCCGCGGCCGACAATGAAAGACACCCAATGACCGAAATCACCGACCTCAGCAGACTCTACGAAATGGCGCGAATCCTTCGCGAAGCACCCGGCAACGAGCAGCTCGCAAACGTGAGCCTGCACGACATCGCGAAGATCATCTTCGACCAGATCGTCAGCAAGAAAGAAAACCCAATGACCGACGGCGACTTCCCGCCACTCAAACCCGCAGAGGTCGCGTTGCGCCGCAATCTGTTCAACCGCATGGCCGAGGGCGGCACATGGGACATCCCGCGATCTGGCCTGATCTTCCACAAGCTCGACGGCGCTCTCGTGCTCATGACGCAGATGCCATGGAACAAAGACATGCCGATCAGCCGCAAGCAATTTGAAGAACAGCAACGCCACGAATTCGAAGCCACCCGTCGGCACTTCGGCGCCGCCGGGATTCCAGTCATCAAGAATAACTTCACCTGAAATCAAACCAAGGCACATCCATGCCATTCACATTCAGCACCGAAGGCGCCGCCGAGCGCCACCTCATCACCAACGGTTTCCGCTGGGTCGGCAACGACAATACCGGCCACTGGTCGAGCCGCTTCGGCTTCCGCAGGGCCACCGTCCGATGGGCGTATCCTGGCTATCGGATCGCCGTCACCCTCGCGCCGCCGCAGGAGGAAAAACCATAGCGCGGCGAATTCGATCCAGACGACGAAGAACCTAAATCAAATCATCCCACAAAAATTAGAAAAGGCACACCCATGAGCACTAACATCACGCCACCGCCGCGCCGACACCGACTTCATCGCGGGATCATCGCCACCATCCTTTTGGTGCCTCTGGCCCTCGCTATCGCCAGCAACAACAACCAAAAACGTGCCACGCAAGCAGCCACGGCAGATGTCACGTCTAGCACGAGCACAGCAGACGTGAAGCGCGCTGAGATCGGCGAGACCGCAATCACCGTCGCCCACGACAACCACATGGTCGGCGTCTTCAAAAATACCAAAGCGATGGGCGAATACTGGAGTCTCAAAGAAGCCGGAGCCGACGATCATCTGCTCAACGGAAAGCTGTCATGCATCGTGCCAGCGGGAACACGCGTCTTGGTAACGAGCGGCGAAGGTGGCGACGGCGCTTTCTGGAGCGGCCTGACCAAGACCAGCGGCGTGGTCATTCTCAATGGTCCGCATTCCGGATGCCGCGGCACCGTAGGCATACGCGAGCTGCGCCCCGAGTAGCAGCTCAGCGTCGTCCGCCGCGGCGACGCTGGTCGGCTATCCCAGCCGCCAACGAAAGGCACACCCAAATGACGAAAAGAACCAATCCATTTCCCAGATTAGCCGAACCGCGCGACCGTTTGCGAGCAGCACATATCGCACGTGGCATAGCACCCTTGCCGGAAACCTTGGAGGGGTGGGACGCAGCACGAGACGCCGCGCGAGCAAAAAGAAGCGCGCGCAGTAAAGCAGCGCGCGCAGTAAAGCAGCGCGGGCAAAACGCAAAGCACAGCCGCGATGACCGACGACAAAAAACCGGTGGTCGTGATCAAGCGCTTCAAAGCCGCCGTGTACTGGTACGGCACCGTCGACGGCAAGCTGATCGGACCAAAGCATTACAAGCACGAGATCGACGAGCTTCTGAATCTGGAACAATGGCGCGAAGTCCAGCGACAGCTCGCAGCGAGGAAGAAAGCCAATGACCCAACCTAGCGACTATCCGATCGAACTCTGTATGAAAAGCGTGAAGCCGTACATGGAAAACGGCTGCCATTTCCATCAAAAGTTCAGCTGCACCAAATGCGGTTCGCGCCAAGCCATCGAAGAGCAGGACAAGTTCTTCGCCGAAGGCAAATGCGAAGAGTGCGGCCATGTCACCGATATCCTAAACCGCGGCTGCAACTTCGCGATAATCGGCCCTCCCGATGTTGTCACATCGATCATGGCCGCGAATGCACCGGTCGAGCACGTGATGCGCGTCACCGGCTTTACCAACGGCGAGGCATGCCCAATCGCAGGCGAGTGGCTGAAGACCTTCGACTTCAACGCCCACGACGGCCGCGGTTTTGGCGACTTTACCGACGACCCGACGCAGGCGCAACGATTCAGCAGCCTGCAGAAGGCGATGGACTTTCACAACACGGTATCCACCGTCCGCCCTCTACGAAGCGATGGCCTGCCGAATCGCCCGCTCACCGCTTGCACC